ACGCATGGAGCCATCCCAAGCCGATGAACGGCACCGACCACGTAGCCGACCCAGCCTTTCGGGACGCTGAGACCTACCGGGGATGGGAGTCTGAGGACGAGCTCCACGACAAGCATTGGTTCAAGTTCGTCATGACGACTATCGACTTCATCGTTACCGGCGACAGGAAGGGCCAGGGCGCCATGGAATCGCCCTACAAGGACGCCATCCTGATCCAGGCCAGGAACCTGCATACCGGCTTCAATGTCTGGGTGAGCCAGCGCCTGCCCCGAGATTCTGGTGAGCGCCTGCGGATCGTGGAGGAGGCAAGACGAATCCTCACGGTAAAAATGCGGGCCGCAGGCGTTGATATTTAGGGGTTGACGGGCCGGATTACATCGTTTCTAATTCGCGCGTGGGGCGTCAGCTATGGGGCTCCAAGAATCTAAGCCACCCTAACCCGGTGGCTTTTTTGCGTTTCGCGGGCCGGTCCCACATCCAACAGCTTCACGCTCAGGACCGCGCCCGCACCCCGTTTGCGGCCGGAACTGGCCTCGGTAATTGGTAGCCGCCAAGGAACCTTCCAGAAGGGCGCGGCCTAAGTCGCATGTAGCAGCCAGCCGCAATTTATTTCTCATTTCGCATCGCCATAGCTCTGCTGGCGCGGGCGACAAGCCCGGTTCTTTCGGCAGTCGCACTCACTGCTAGGCAGGGCGAGAGCGCGAACAGCACCACCCCTCCCGTTCGGGAAGTCTGAAGGGGTCTCATCAACTCGAACAAGCCGCAAGGCACTCGAACCATGAACATCAACCTCCATTACCGCTGGTACGTCTACGAACTCATTGACCCAAGGGATGGGCTCGTTTTCTATGTCGGCAAGGGTCAGCGCGACCGCATTGCAGCGCATGAGCGTGAAGCGGCCAAGGCGGATGGGGTATGTTCCGAAAAGATCAACAAAATCAAGGACATATGGGCGGCAGGGCTGAAAGTCGTTCGGCGTTATGTGGCGTTCTTCCGCGATGAGCAGGCGTCCTACGACTACGAGGCAGAGCGGGTCACGGAATACGGACTCGATGCGCTGACGAACATCGTTCCCGGTGGTGGAAGCAGCCGGGGCGTGTTCCTTCGTCGCGATCCTGCGCCCAAGCCATGGAATGCCGAGGTCGCAGCCAAACAGCTGGTTCAGAGCGACAACCTGCTTAGTTGGTTCTGCACTTGGCTGAAGGCATCGGCGCGCGGCGGGGAGTATCGGATCACTGGCGACAAGTGGTCCGTGATGGTCGGGGAAGCCATGCTCAAGATGTTCCCAGACCTGTGGAAGATGATCTGTGGCTCAAAGAAGGCCATCGAGATCATGGAGCCGCATGTGGGACGGTTCGGCGTGAGGTTCGACTATGGCTGCGCGTAAACGCAAGGTCGAGCTGACCGAGACGTGGAAAGAGAAGATCAAGGCTTCGGTGATCGGTCTGCGCCTGTATGAGCATATGCAGGGCCTGAACGAGATGACCCCGACGCAGATCAAGGCGGCTGACATTCTGCTCAAGAAGCTGGTTCCTGACCTCGGCCGCACTGAGCATGTCGGCGACGGCGGGGGTGAGATCAAGACGGTGAGCCGGATCGAGCTGGTTGGCCTGAAGTGACCACCGCTCAGATAGAGCTTGTCCCGAAGCTGATCCCAGTCTTCGAGGGGCGGGCAGACGTTCGTGCCGCGTTCGGCGGGCGCGGAAGTGGGAAGACCCGCAGCTTTGCTCTCATGGCTGCGGTGCAGGGCTACATCCACGGGAGCGCGGGCACTACCGGGATCATCCTCTGCGCCCGGCAGTTCATGAACAGCCTGGAGGATTCGAGTCTTGAGGAAGTGAAGCGCGCTATCGAGAGCGTTGACTTCCTGAAGGCTTGGTACGAGATCGGCGACAAGTACATCAAAAGTAAATGCGGACGGATCTCGTTCGCCTTTGCTGGTCTTGACCGGAACATCGCGAGCGTCAAATCCAAGGGCCGCCTGCTGCTGTGCTGGGTGGACGAGGCCGAGCCGGTGTCTGATGAGGCGTTCACGACGCTGATCCCCACTCTACGGGAGGAAGGGTCGGACTGGAACGCTGAGTTGTGGCTGACGTGGAACCCGAAGCGCAAGAATGCCGCGGTCGATACCCGGTTTCGCAATTCGACCGATCCGCTGGTCAAGATCATCGAGTGCAACTGGCGAGACAACCCGAAGTTCCCCGAGAAACTGGAGCGGGACCGGCAGCGGGACATGGCCGAGAGGGCGGACCAGTACGAGCATGTCTGGGAGGGCGCCTACGCCACGGTGGTGGAAGGTGCGTACTTCGCCAAGCATCTGACGAAGGCGAAGGTGGACGGGCGTATCGGTCGGGTGCCTGCTGATCCGCTGATGACGCTTCGGATCTTCTGCGACATCGGGGGGACTGGAGCCAAGGCCGACGCCTTCACCATGTGGGTGGCTCAGTTCATCGGGATGGAGATCCGGGTGCTGGACTACTACGAGGCTGTGGGACAACCCCTGGCCTCGCACCTGGCGTGGCTGAGGGCTCGGGAGTATTCGCACGAGAAGGCGCAGATCTGGCTTCCTCATGACGGCAGCACGCAAGACAAGGTGTTTGACGTGTCCTACGAGAGCGCGCTGAAGCAGGCGGGCTACAAGGTCACGGTGATACCTAATCAGGGAAAAGGCGCTGCTGCTGCCCGTATCGAGGCCGCCCGCAGGCTGTTCCCGTCGATGTGGTTCAACGAGATCACGACGCAGGCCGGCCGGGACGCTCTCGGCTGGTATCACGAGAAGAAGGACGAGGTTCGAGGAATCGGACTTGGTCCTGAGCATGACTGGGCGAGCCATGGTGCCGATGCGTTCGGGCTGATGGCGGTTGCTCACGAGGTGCCGAAGGAGCAGAAGCCGCTGAAGTATCCATTCTTGGGGAACAGGTGAAGCGCACCACGAAGGCCGCCAGACGCATAGCCGAGCTAGAGGCAGCGATTTTCGACCTGAACCAGTGGTGTCTCGCCATCGAGGGCGTGACGCTGACGTATTTCATTCAAGACCCGAGCGGGGACGAAACCTTCCGCGTAGTCAACAAAATCATAGGCATCGCTGCGAAGCGACCCACAAATGGCAAAACCTGAACCACTCACTGACGATCAGCTCAAGGCGCTTGCCATGGGCGAATTGCGCCAAAGTGTCGGGTATTTCGGTGGAAAGCTTGCCGACCAGCGCCGGAAGGCCGAGATTTACTACCTCGGCGAAGCCAAGGACGACCTCGCCCCGCCCGAGATTGACGGCCGATCGTCTGTCGTCTCCACCGACGTGCGCAACACCATTGAATCGATGCTGCCGCAGCTCATGGCGAAGTTCGTTGGCGGCGATCAGGTGGTGGAGTTTGAGCCGGCGACGAGGGATGACGAGCAGAAGGCGCAGCAGTGCACCGATTACCTGAACTATCTGTTCACGAAGAAGAACAACGGTCACGCCATCTGCTACTCGTGGTTCAAGGACGCGCTGCTGCAGAAAAACGGCATCATCAAGGTCTACTGGGACACCAGGGCCGAGGAAAAGCGCGAAGAGTACAAGGGGCTTAGCTCCGTTGAACTGGCCCAGATCCTCGAAGACCCCGAGGTTGAGCCGATCGACCAGGCCAGCTACCCGGACGAGGAAGACGCCAAGCACCGCCAAGAGGCTGTCGAGCAGATCACGCAGCAGATGCAGCAGGCCATGCAGGCAGCGCAGCAGCCGGGTCCGCAGCAGCAGCAAGCGATGCAGGCTGTCCAGCAGATGCAGCAGAAGCTGGCGCAGATCCAGTCGCAGCCTCCTGCCATGCTGTACGACGTGTCGTTCAAGCGCTCGCTCAAGGGCGGGAAGCTGCAGATCGACAACGTGCCGCCCGAGGAGTTCCTGATCTCGCGTGAGGCCAAGAGCATCGCCACGGCTCGGATGACCGGCCATCGGGTGCCGCGCACGCTGTCGGAACTGCGCTCGATGGGCTATAAGAACGTGGACAACATCGGTTCGGACGATGCCGCGGCTTCCCTGAACGCTGAGCGGGTCGAGCGGCTGGGCTACGACGACGAATTTGCCTCGCTGGGTGTGCAGGACAACCCCGGCGACGACTCGCAGCGCGTGGTGTGGCTCAACGAGCTGTACATCCGCTGCGACTACGACGGCGACGGCATTTCAGAGCTTCGGAAGGTGGTGATCGCCGGCAACGAACTGCTGGACAACGAGGAGGTGGACTGCTCCCCGTTCATCAGCATTACCCCGGTGCCGATGCCGCACAAGTTCTTTGGGCTGTCGATCGCCGATCTGTCGATGGAGGCCCAGAAGACCAAGACGAACATCCTGCGGGCTCAGTTGGACAACATGTTCCTGCAGGTCAATGGCCGTTACTATGCTGTAAACGGCCAGGTGAACCTAGACGACCTGTTGACCTCTCGGCCTGGCGGGATTGTGCGGGTGGATCAGCCGAACGCTGTAGGCCGGCTCGACCAGGGCATGGGCGACATGGGCTCCTCCTCGCACATGATGGAGTGGCAGGAGATGGACCTTGAGCAGCGCACCGGCTGGACGCGCTACAGCCAGGGCAACGACTCCAAGGCGCTGAACCAGACCGCCACGGGCGTGCAGATCATCACGAACAAAGGCGATATGAGGACCGACCTCATCGCCCGGCAGTTCGCCGAGGGGTTCCGCGAACTGTTCGAGATGATGCTGAAGCTGACCAGCCAGCACCAGGACAAAAAGGTTGAGATCCGCATTGCCGGGCAGTGGGTGGACATGGACCCGCGGGAGTGGCGCAACAAGTTCGACGTGAACATCAACGTCGGCCTGGGCATCGGCTCCAAGGACGAGCAGGTGCAAAAGCTGATGGCTCTGGGCCAGCAGCAGGCGCATGCGATGGCGATCGGTGTTTCGACGCCTAAGAACGTCTACAACCTGCAGTCCGACATTGCCAAGCTGATGGGCAACAAGAACCCGGATAAGTATTTCAACGACCCGGAGAAGAATCCGCCGCCGCAGAAGGGGCCGACCCCAGAGCAGGAGAAGATCCAGGGTCTGATGCAACTGGAGCAGATGAAACAGAGCGCCGGCGCTCAGAGCAAGCAGGCCGAGTTGGAGGCGAACGCCCGCATTGAGGCGATGAAGACGCAGTATCAGATGCAGGCCGCCGAAGCTGACCGCCAGCACGAAGCCCAGCTTGAGCAACTGAAGATGAGCATGCAGGCCGAGGTTGACAACAACCGCCAACGCTCGGAAGCCGAGCAGAAGACGCTGGAAATGCAGCAGGCGGCTCAGTTGGAGCAGATCAAGGCGCAGTATGCCGATCAGGCCCACCAGCGCGAGCAGGATCTGAAGTGGCAGATCGAGCAACTGAAGTCGGCTACGGCCATCGAGGTGGCGAACATCCAGGCCGCCGTGAAGGTGAACGACACGGCGACGAAGGCCGCGACCGCCACGTTGACGGCAAAATCTAACGGGGTAGGTGAATGACCCGCGGCGTATGGGTGGGCATGAGCCCTGCATATGCCGGGTCCTGGGGCGCTGCCAACCCGATGACGACCATCGGAGACATGATCGTCGGCGGGACTGGAGGCATCCCGACCAGCCTGGCCGCGGGG